GTTGAGATTTCAAGTTAATAGGTTGGTTATCATAAAATACAGCCCATATACCCGCTGCTTCGACTATTTGATCACATTTGTATGTGGTTTTATCAACTAGTTCTAATAATATTGTAGGTTGCATTCTGCTCATCTAAAAGACCCGCCCTTCAATTCTATTTTTATTGTAGGTTCCACCTCATTTTTTTTATTACTAGCAATTTGAAAATTATCTACTAATATTTTGGCTAACTCATCTCTAAGACCACGTGCGTCTGAGATAGGCATTACAACATCTTTACCTTGTTTACTTTCAATTAAAGAAACCTTATCAATAAATTTTTTAATATGTATCATGCAGTATTTATCATATTAACAACCTCTTCCTTTGTCTTAAAGGGACCATGATATTCATAACGCTGAATGAATATATATTTTGGGCAGAATACGGGCTCAAAATTATCATTTTGTTTTAATGCAAACCATCCTGCTGCATAGTAGCATTTACTCTTTGCTGATTTGGTATACAGATGAAGTTTTCTTTTTATGTCTAGAATTGAATTATGTACTTTAGGTGTAGTGGGAAATTGTGCGAAAGGTAAATGGATCTTGTTTTTATTTGTCTTAACTGTTTGAAACTGTATCCTTGTATTAGACTTAATATCGGAAGTATTTTCAAAATGTTTTGCAGTGCCATTCATTACAACACTGAATCCTGAGCCATCGGCTGTTACATTTCCTACCTTTTGTACTCCGTCGGTTACTACCCAATATTGATTATCTACTATAGGTTTAGCAATTAATTTACTCATTTTAATTTCTCAATTATGTTCTTTAGTTAATTTAGCCACTAACAGGAATTGTTCAAAAGCATTCTTAACAACAGGGTTCTTCATTAACTGTTCTGCCGCTACCATCATGGCTTTTATTCCAGCATCTACACATTCATATGTGCTGACTCCCTGTAGTCCGCACATGTCATCACCAAACGATTTCTTTAAGTTGTTCCAGGCAGTCACTTGTTCTGTTGTAAGTGGTTGTTTGGTTGGTTTAAGTTCACTGGCTTTAATGATCGCGTCACAAATAGCATCTTGTGCTACTGTTCCGGCAGCAATCATAGCGGCATAATCAGGATCAATACTGTATTTTTTACTAGTAGATCCTAGTTTACACACTACTAGATGAGCACCCTGTGGATAACTATCCATGAAATCTGAATCATATTCCTTTACAGGAATATACTTTCTGCCTATCTTTTCGTAATAGATTTTTTTCATGGATCCTCTTGACGGTCTTTATCATCCAAATCTTGAAACAATTTTCGTTCTTGAACAGTAAGAGTTTTATGCAAACGTCTAGGGTTCCCGCAAATCATACATTCGGGCCGACCACAATCCATAGCGTGTTTTTTGTTTAGTCGATTAGTCTGGGTATTCAGAGTTTTATTATATTCAGTCATACCGTGCTGTTTTGCAATAGCCAATTGCTTTTTGATAGCAGCTTCATCGGCATGACGACGCCGACTATTTTTGAATTTAGAATCATTGTCGCTCATATGTTGAATATACTACATTCGAATGGATTTGTCAAACAATTTTGGTATGATAGATTCAATCAACCAATTTTAGTAGCATCTGGTATTGCTCCCATGCCTTTTGTACTGCTGGATTGCTGTCCCGTAAGTATTCCTCCCTAATGTTACGATCCTGTATGCTCAACAGTTGATTAAGCCAATTTGAACCCATCTTACTACGCATATACTCTTGATGCCTCCACTCTGCACTATCCATGAACTCCACTGCATCTAGTAAATCCCCGAAACAATCCTCAGACATGGTAATATCCACTGCTGGTACTACTCTGGTGGTGTTGAATATTGTTTTGCTCAGATCCTGATCAGCCATCATACTTAAATATGACAGGTCATTGTATGACGGCTCGGCCACACGCATATTAGACTGTCTGACCCGTGCATTGAATTTTTTTTCAAATCGGTAAACATCTTCACTTATTAATGGTTTTTTCATATTAACTCCACCTCAATGTAAAAAGTATTTTATCACGTTCATTAGCAAAGTAAAACCGGTAGTAGTAAACACCACCTTTTTGTACCGCATCATTGGTAATATAACTGGGGCAATTTCGTTTAGCCCAAGTTAATGGTTCATAGGATTTGTATGGTCCCTGCATCACAGGAGGAACCTTTAGGTCTACATAATTACTCATGACCACCTCAGAATAAACATTGTCCTGTGTGATTCCTCAAAGAAACAAAAATTAACCGAGTAATCTCCCATTCGTGCGGTGTATCCTAGTTGTTCTTCACACCAGTTATTCATTTGTTTATACATTTCTTCTGGTATCAATCTCCGTTGAGGGTATCCATACGGATCAAACCCATCAAATACATCTAAACTCCATTTCCTCAGACCGAGAATATCTTGATTTTCATGTTGTTTAAAAATCATGTCCACCTCAACAAGAATAGTGCTGCATCTCTAGAATCTTCAAACTGGATTATACGATTATCGGAGCGTTGCTGCCAGTTCTCCCAATCCCAGCCGCTATACCAACGACCCACACAGTTCTTTTCTAGCCAACTATAAACATCGTTGACTTCAACACCATCACTGTATCTTACCTTAATCATTTTAGCACCACCGTAATTTCCATAATAGATATAATTTTGGATCCAAGTATAGAGCAGTATTGCTATCAGGATTCGAATCCATGGGGCTCCATAGTCTAGTGTCTTGACCCCGGATCCACTCAAACATTTCCTGGCTGCTGTGTATATAGTTTACCCAAGCAGGATCATCAAAACAGTAGGTTCTACCGCCAGTTGAAAATATCTCGTAGCGTCCATTTCTTGGGAGGCTTTGATTAATTTTCAGCGATTCTATTCTCATATGAGTTGTATTCATGACCACCTTAACAGTACTAATATGGCTTCTTTTTCAGAACATTCAAACGGTATTGTTTCTCTCATATGCCATGTTTCATCTAGTGCTATAAATCTATATAAATCATTATAATTACCTATCTTGTTATTTTTAATCCAAAACAAAAATTCCATTGTTGTGGCAGCAGGCAATTGAGCCAAATTTAAAGTATACATCATGACCACCTCAACAAGAAAAGTAAGGCATCCTGAGATTTTTCAAACAACCAGATATTTTCCCGACTACGATACATTCCCTGCATATTATCTTTCAACCAAGGTTTTACTTCACCATGCCAGCGTAGTTCATGGAATTCGACATTTAATTCTATTCGGTGCCACCCAATAGAGGTCAACATATCACAGGCCATGAGCCAATCAACTACCTCCCGATATGTCCGTTCTATATCTTGAATCACAGTTTCACCGAATTTTGGTTCTGATGATTCTAACTCCACAGTCCACTGGGCTGATAATTGTCTAGTTTTCATGACCACCTCAACGTTGCCCACATCCTATCTTTCTCGTTACCAATGTACCAAGTGTCGAATGCCTTGCTGTCAAAATCAATACCGATTTTTTCCGTACCCATATATTCACAGAGGATGTCTTCCTTTTGACACCATTCCCAAAACAAATCTCTGTACCATGTTTGTACCTTAATCATCGTGACCACCTCAACACAAACATGATAAAACTTCGTTCATCTTTAAATTCCAAATAACAATCACCTGCGTTGTCCCATATTACGTTGCAATTGAATTCTTTTTCAACGCACCATACTGAAGATTCATCTGGCTTTATCTGATATTTCTCCCTGATCCATGCTACTACTGGATGCCAAGATCCGTATAATAATCTCATGACCACCTCAGTAGAAATAGTAAAGCATCACGCTCATTACGGAATAGCCAATCATAATGTCCAGGATTGTCTCTACCTGACCAAAAACAACACCAAGTTCCCCCTCTATTGTCCACGGCGCTCCAGCGTGGTCCGAATTTTTCTGTACACCAAGCATCTGCCCGCCACTGTTTACTACGCATAGGAACAGTGAATTGATAGGGGAATTGATCAGATGTTCTGGTCATGACCACCTCAGCAAAAATAAACTAGCATCATGATCATTATTGAAACAAAGTTTGTCGTAGCCAGCAGCAACATCTAATATATCGCGTACCAAATCGGATTCATCTTTTTGGATGCAGGCACCTTGACCAGCTAGCCAACGGTGAAATTCCTCACGCCACACCCGGTCATCATTTGCCAAACTAGGCAGAATGTGATTGCGGAAATACAACCTTACATTATAGTAGATGTCACCAGTTGGTACAGTTGCTACAGTCATGACCACCTCAACATGAAATGTGTAAAGTCCTGGGGATCTTTGAAAGCAGCAAAGATATAATCACCGCCACCCAATTCATTTATAGACCATTTTCCACAAGAATCTTCTATCACACGGTGAAAATCCAAACGGAATTTCCCACATAGATTTTGTTCACACCAGCGTTCAACAACATAGGCCCCGTCATAACCCAAATCCCAATCATATATAGTATGTTTGTGATCAGTAAATTGATAGACATGACTGTAACCGTGATAGATAGAATTGATTTCAGTAGCACGATTGTTAAAATCTGTATCATACCTTCGATTATATTCTCGCCAATTACTGCAACTGTGACGGCGCAGAAAGCGTTTCTCACGATATCTATTCCAATATTCTTTTATACTTTTAAACATAGTTAACTCCATACTAGGGCAAACAGTGTTGCTGTTCCACTATCCTTGAATAGAAAAGTTTCCCTGTCCTGGCAATCCCAATCAGCGTCAATGGCACCAGCATGTGCCTTTAACCAAGCTAGGATTTCACAGAATAATTCCACTGGGTTTTCTGATTTTACAACACAGGATATCTTTACAACGTGTTCCAAGTATTAACTCCACATAAGAGCAAAATGTGTTGCCCAGATATCTTTGCCTTTTCTAAACTTAATAGTCAAAAGATTGTTAACCACATCACTATCACGCATACACCAGTCCCAATCCCAGCCCTGCCTGCCAACATGTTTTTCTATATCTGGCCTATAATGGTCATTCGGATCACTGCTAAAGCCAAGATTAACCCATACAGCACCGCCCATATCTCCCCATAATGGGTGAGTGTGATCCACTATTAGTTCACCTGCTGGCCAACGAACTTTGATCATGGTTCCAGGCATAAATCTCCACCACAGTCGGTTGATCCAACCCAGTGTTACTTTGGCTCGGTGATTGTGCCAATAATAGGGACTAAGCATCCGCTGTACTCAACACATCAAACAGTGTGCCCCACTGTGTTTCGGGCTCGTCAATAAAACCAGTATAAACCCACACTCGGCGGCAGTAGGCAGTTCTCAGCCAAACCCACCCTCCACCTGGGGTTCTGTGTGGCAGTAGAGGTCTAGCCTTACGCCAACCCCACTCAATGTTGGTAATATCACCTGACCTCAACTCAGGATATTCATTTTCTAGTATTTGCTTTCTATTAATTTGCCACACGATCAGACTCTTAATAGAAATAAAGCATAGGTTTTTTCATCGGGGAATTGAAAAATGTATTCCCATTCATCCCCATTATTGATTGCACGGTCCTTTAACAGTTGGGCACCGTGTCGATCTTGGAGAGCAGCAAGCACGAGTTGTCTGTGATTACTTCCAATCTCTTGCCTGAGGCTTTCAATGGCTCTCCAAAAACTATCATATACAATGGGATTAGAATTTTTTGTAAATCTTATGGTATACACATTAGTCCCACTTGAGCAAGAGTAAGGTCAATTGTTGTGGTGTGATCATAGCAGTATATTCATAATTCCGATCTTGGCTGAACCAATCTTCCCCACTAGCCCACACCATATCGTCAGTGTCACCCCAATTTTCACGAATCCAAGTTCTAATTTCAATGCCCCTACGGCCATAAAAATTACATTCATAACGATTGTGATAATATCGACTGGGCCAATATATTAAACCATTTAGGCTAGTGTTGTATATAGGAGGATTTTTTGTTTTAATACCATTCATGTAATTATGACCATCTCAGTGCAAATAATATTGCATTCTCTTCGCAGTCGAACCAAAATTTACTACCACACCAAACAAAATGCCTAACACCGAATGTATCTGAACACCAACGAAATAGTTCATCCCAATGATTATTCGGATAGTAAACAGTACTTCCCCAAATCACTGAGTAATACCCGGCGTCTTTGAATCTACTATTCCAATCTTCTTCAGGGCGGTCTCGGTCACCGTCAATATTACGCCAAGCTTCTATAAAATCATGTATACAATCACGCTTCTTGATACGTTTCATGTCCACCTCAACAAGAACAAAACAACATCTTCCTCATGATGGAAAAATGCTAACCCGGGTAAAATTGTGCATTGTATATCTTGCTGGTCTGCCCAAACTCGCACTTGGTCAATAGGTGTGAGATTGTGATAGTCTACACTTACCCGATATCGGTAGGGTTGCATATCAGGGCCCAAGTCAATTACTTTCATTGTTCGATGCGCTGTTATTTTAGGGCGCCCACATAAGCATTGTTTAGCCATTTGGCGTAAGTATCGGCCTGCTCACTAATCTTGTTCAATTCATACTTACCACAGAACTTCATAAAGTGAATACCAACTTGCGGAGTTGTAGTTACACGCATCCCTGAACGAATAGCATTGTCAACCTTATCCTTAATTTCTTGAGGTTGTGCAGTCAAGTCAATGAGAGTACGGTTGCGTTCATAGCAGTCACGCACACGCTGTTCCTCGCCATTGTGGTCTACCCAACGCTGCAACATCATATTATTCCAATTGAAGCCTTGCTTATGAATATCTGCGTATGCCTCGATCAAGCCAACTTTATTCTTGCTACCTTTCTCACGTACACCGGGATATGCACTGAACACATTGTCAGTACTATCACCACGCATACATTTTTTGAATAATTGGTATTTAGGATCTTCGAAAACCTTAGGCTTACTGGTTTTCTTATCAATCACAGGCTTACCATTATCCTTGAAAAAGCCCTGTAATGTGATAAGTTCATTGTTAATACCGTTATATTGATGCACATTATCTGTAATCAATTGCACATAGTCAGTGTCAGAACTGATAATGAAATGCTCATCATCAGGATGCAAGTGAATGAATCGTGCAATAAGGTCGTCTGCTTCAGCATTAGGTTCACGCAAGACAGATACATTGGTCTTGTCACGCAAGAAGTTGGTAAACATTTCGTATGTTTCCCAAAACATCTTGTTTTCTTCAATTTCACTGTCAGTCATGACCGACTCATCAAGTTTACGATTAGCCTTGTATGGCTTGTAAAAATCTTTACGCCAGCTTCGACCTTCAAGACAGAAAACAACATGATCAATCTTGTGATTGCGTACAACCTGATTCACACTCGCTAGTGTGAGATGCAATGCCATACCTACTTTTTCAGATAGATCAGTATTGCGTGACGCTACATGGCGGGCGCGGAAAAAAGTATTAGCAGTATCAATGAGTGCGTAATTCATAATCCAAATCTGTATAGTTGTACTTACAATATAAGTATACTACTATTTTGATTTAGTGTCAAATACTATTTCAACTCACCTCAGTGCGACCATTTCCAATATCTTTTTGTCTAATGACTCGTATATCATCGCGTTTTTCAGGGTCGGCAGCCTCTTGTTCGTATACTTCAAGTGCCACGTTGCGGCAAACTGTTTGAAACCAACGGTCTACGATTTGTTGATCAGTGTCGTCACCTCTTATTTTATAGCCCGCCCTAACTAAATTCAATACAAATTTATCATTCCAATCTAATTCAAATGCACCATTATTAACATCATTTGGATCTATGTCAACTTTAATAATATTAACATATGGTTCACCTTTTTGTGTGGCTAATTCTTTGTCTGAGGGTAAATCCTGAGTTTTTGGTTTTCTAGGTTTCTTTGGTTTTTTTTCTGAGGTAGAATTTTTTACTTCAGGTAGTACCTTTATTTCCTCTTTACCAAAAAATTTTTTAATTTTTTCAAACATTTGTATCTCCTAACTCATGGATAGTAGCACGTAATAAGTCATCGAATTTAGACTTTAATTCAGTTGAATATTTATTCACTTGGGTGAGGTATCCAGATAATTCTATTACATTATTTGGTTTTAATTTTAGTACAAAACCATCACCGTTAGATTGTGCATTTTGTAAGACAGTTTTTTTATCTACTAAGACTGCACCATCTGACTTTAGAATCAGCAAATAGTCAGCAACATCATTGGGATCTAAAAAAAGTTTCTTGTTAGATCCCATACTGTTATTTAATATAATAGAATTTCCATGTCTCAGTGTACTATCTTTTTTATATAATTGTTGGCTAGTAACACTTTTAAGTTCTACTGAATAACAGAATTTATTGCACACAAAATCTTTATGTTTATCACCCACATACTTCAGCAAACCATTTGACTCTTTTTCAATCAGCAATTCAATAAATCTTCCTTTAAGGAATCTATACTGACCATCATTTAGGTCAGTTAAAGATTGGCATATGTCAATAACTTTTTGCCAATCAATTTTTTTACATCTACTAATAAACTTTTTATCCATTAAAATTATGTACTTTCAAATAATTTGAAGGATGCCATGTTTTTAGCCTTACTTTCGCACATTACATCTGCCCATTCAGTGTGCGACAATGCCCAATCATTAACTGCATCATTCCAATAGTAATTACTATGGGCTCGTAGTTTTTGCTTATTATGCCCATTTTCTAGTAACGACCGTAGATCGGGACGTTCTGATCGGGGATGGCCAACAAGTACATCTTCCCTAGATACGGAATAGTGCATAGTAGGGCGAATGCCACGCCAACTATCAATAATTTTATTAATACGTTCATCATTTTTATCAATATACTCACCGGTGTTTATCCAATTGTGATGAATATCCAAAACAATTGGAAGTAAGTCGGATAACTCTAGACAGGAATTGAGACCCCAACTGATTTCTTCATTTTCGATAGTAATACTATTTCGTGCTTCGGGGGTAAGTCTTTCGTAGGCACTGCGAATACCTTTTGGACCGGCTCTACCCGAAATATGGACGTTGATTTTAATATCCTGAAATTGCTTACCATAACCCATGAAGCGTGCCATATCCGCATGATACTCAAACTCATCAATACTCTTATTTACTACTTCAGGACGATCACTTGCAAGAACTACAAACTGGTCCGGGTGAAAACTTAGACGGATATCATTTTTGCGAGCAGTCTCACCGATAGGAGCGAACCAACGTTCAAGTAGATTTTGAACTGTAGAAGATTTCCAAAATGGCTGATATTCTTCCATAGTATAGAATGAAAGCATATCACTAGTGATTCGTAGCATACGAAGAGGTTTGGGCAATTCTGCTACTTTTTTAACCAATGCATGGGTGTTAAGGATGTTAGTTTTAGCAACATCGATGAGTTTATCTTCTACAATTTGTCGAGATTTTTGACGTTTTGCCCAAGCATATGTAGTACCACCAGTGTTAAGACCTTCAGTACTAGCGATTTCACCTTTTTTGTTGATCTCAGCCCATTTGCATGCAAAGCCAATGCGACGAATAGAAGTGTCAAAAGAATGCATAGAATAACCCAAAATGATAAATAATATATACATTGTAGCATAATTACGCAATAAAGTCAATTATTATTGGATATCAATATGAATTTTAAAGAATTATTTGAAGGCGCAGAACCTAAATTACCAGGTGCACCTAAGGGAGTGCAAATAATGACTCCTCAACAATTTGTTTCTAAAAATGTAGAAAATGATGAGCCTGAGCAGAATGAAGAATTAGATGAAGATTTGCGTAAATGGTTTAAAGAAAAGTGGGTTAGATTTGGGCCTGATGGCAAGATAAGAGGTGCGTGTGCGAGAGGTGATGACAGTGAAGGTAAACCAAAATGCTTGCCTCAAGCAAAAGCACATGCACTAGGTAAGAAAGGTAGAAAATATGCTGCAAGTAAAAAACGTCGGGAAGATCCTAATCCTGAACGCCACGGCCCTGCAAAAAATGTTGCTACGAAAAAAAGATCAGATGAAAATATAAATGAAATAACAAGCCCCACTCAAACCGGACTTTATACTGGTAAGTTAAAATATCCAAGTAGTGAACAAGAAGTTGTAAGTATGTTTAGCGGAAAAAGCGGCGGTGACATAGCCAAAGAATTGTTTCTGAAGCCAGAGACTGGAGAAAAAATAGCAAAACATATCGCATTAGGAAAACCTGAAAACATACGTAAAGTATTTTCTTTTTTACAACATCTTAAGAGTAATGTAGATACTATGGCACCTGCACTTGAGTCGCATCATACTCAAAAATGCCCAGAATGTAGTGGTCCCATGTATGACGTTTCAATGATCAACGAAAAAAAGGATGCATGTTATTATAAAGTAAAAAGCAGATATAAAGTTTGGCCAAGTGCTTATGCTAGTGGGGCATTAGTTAAATGTCGGAAAAAGGGCGCAAAGAATTGGGGCACGAAGAGTGAAGGAATTGAAGAAGCAACTAAGTTACCTGCACAAACACGACCATTTGGTGACGACGAATTAACCAGTTACTTAGATCGTATAAGAGCGCAACAAAAACTAAAGACAGACAAATACAAATTACCATATATACATCGCAGCAGTGTAATCGGTTACTATAACGAAGAAGGTAAAAAATATAATGTAGATGCTATCAAACAAGCATTATCTGAAAGACCTAAAAAACTTCTTAAACAAAATGAGAAGATGAAACATAGTAACGGAGAATTAGAGCAATTTTATAATATAGGATTTGCTGCATTAACTGGTATTGCATTAGACCAAGATACAAATGAATTAATCATTGTAAATACTTGTCCCGGCGCCGGAAGTTGCAAAGTAGATTGCTTTGCTATGAAAGGTGGAAAAGTACAGTTTCAAGGACCATGGCTTAGTGATGGTAGAATTCTCACGTACCTACTTAATGATCCTGATGGATTTTTTAAGCAATTAGATAACGAGATTAAAAAAGAAGAGACTAAGGGAGATAAAGGCGGGTATAGCGTAAGCATTCGTTGGCACGATGCAGGAGATTTCTTTAGTCCAGAATATGCCGAGTTAGCATTTAAATTGGCAAGAAACAATCCCGACATAAGTTTTTATGCATATACTAAAGTTAGTGATGTTGCTATGGGTAAGAAGCCCGGTAATTTTATGATTAACTGGAGCGAAGGGGCAAGCAGTCGTGAAGAAAAGAAAGTTAAAGCAGCAGATCCTGCACTAGAAAAAACAAAGAATAGTAGAATAGTTCCTAGTGATTTGTTTTATGATTTGTTAGTTAAGGACGAAAAAAAGAACTTGGTTAAGGGTCCAGAAGGGCAATGGCAAGTGATACCTGACAAGTTACCTGAACTAAAACAACGATTAGCACGTGAATATGGAATAAGTGCTAATAGCATATTAAGTTATACTGAATGGGAAAACAAAGTAAAAGGACAAGATAAATCACCTTTAAAATACAATGTTATTATTACACCTGGAGAACCTGACTTAACTGCTAAAGATCCAGGAGTTTTAAGCACACTACTGTTAAAGCACTAATGCCATGAACTATCAAGAAATAAGAGATCAAGCAAAAAACGGGGATATTATTCTTCTTACCGTAGATAAGAAAAATATATTATCTAGAACAACATCTTGGTTTACAAAAAGCCCATACACACATGCTGCTTTTGTATTTTGGTATAAAGATAGACTTATGTTAGTTGAGTCCACTACCCATGGCGGAATAAGAATAGTACAAGCATCAGTATATAGTGATAGAGACATGGACATAATTTCTGCTCCCAAAGAGTGGGAAGAAATAGAATGGAGAGCACTGGAAAGAAGTGGTACTGCTGAATATGGTTGGATAAGTGCAATGTATATAGGACTAAGAGAATTTTTATTCATGCACTTTGATATAAAATTACCACCCAATAACAGTAATAGAAACAAATGTTGTTCGGAATTTGTAGCAGAAGTCTTAGAGTTAGATGATGCTGATGTTAGCCCTAAAAAATTGTTTGAAAAGTTAAATCTTAAGTAAATCTTCGATAGAATACAAGTTCTTCATATAAGGACTTACATTGTCGAGTACATAGTACTCAATGTCCCCATCTCTGCGAGGACCTTTCTTAACTTCAAAATCACAGTTGTTTACTTTTTGAAACATATTAACCATTTCTTGTACAGTATATCCAACACCGTGACCTAAGCATTCTATGTTGTTTGCAGGCTTCTCAATAGCCATACGCAATGCATGACAAACTTCTTCTACATGAACATAATCACGCACACATGTACCATCAACGGTGTTTGGATAATCGTTACCGTAAATAGTAAACTCACCTGATTCACGGGCCTTATTTAAATTATAAAACAACCCGTCAACATTGGTTGGCATAACTACATTTGATCCGATCACATTATAAAATCTAAAAATAGTATGATCAGCATTTGCCATTTTAGTGTACGATCTAACTACATCTTCTGCTGCTCGTTTACTGACACCATATGCACTCAAACAATCTTGTGCCGTTCCAGTACTTGCAAAGATAAAGTTCTTAGTCTTTACCTTATTCAATACATTCATGGTGCCGTTTAGGTTAGTAATGTAATAACTGATAGGTCTCTCTTGACTTTCAGGTACACTAGTCAATGCAGCCAAATGTATCACTGCATCAAATTCTACACCTTCAATTGAAAATTGTTTATTGATATCTAATTTGTAGAATTTGTCGATTTCTACTTGAGGATCCTTGATGTCCAATCCATGCACTTCATATTCACCTGATAACATGTCACACAGATGTGATCCAATATACCCTGAACTACCTGTAATTAAAATTTTATTCATTAAACTTCTTCAAATAGCGATAGACCCGTAACTTGTTCTGTTGGTTCAAATGTCGGGTCCTTAGTTAGATATGTATCTTCATCAGTATATATTATACGAAACTTATGCTTGTTAGTCAATACACTACGAATATCATCAATACAAATTATTTTACGACCAAGATCATTAATGTAATCTTGTAATTTTACTGTATCAAAATTGCATATCTTGGCATTATTGTTATTAGATTGTTTGGGTTTAAACTGATTAAAACATTCATTCCATTTATGGAACACCTGATCTTCTTTATTCTTAATCTTAGTTAATGAGTTTCCGTACCAATCACCCGCAGTTTTAAATTTCTCATATGCACCCAATACATCTTCTGCCATTTCTTTCTTATTAGTTTCAAAAAACAAATGTCCATCGAAATTTTTAGGCCATCGTTGATTTTCTAAACAGAAAGTCGGCAACTGTATAATCTGTTCGTAGAAAGCCATACCGTAACTTTCTACTGTACTAGGATTAAAGGCTACTCTTGCGCTTGTAATGAAATCTACTTTTTCTTGCCCAACAATACTAGAACGTACATCATAAGGAACTCCGATTTTCTTTAGTTTGTCCTCGAACTTTTTTGCACCATTGGGACTAGTCATTACCCTAGCAGGCAATTTAGTCTGTTCAATCAAATCCAAGTACAATTCAGGATTCTTACCTTCTTCCCAACGTCCTACAAATAGTACACCTTCTC